TAGCGCTGCGTACATTCGCGCCAACCTGGGTAATGTCGATGACGAAATCGTGATCGTGCGCCTACAGCTAGAGGCAACGCTTGCTGCTCAGAACGCCGCGATGGTGAACGACCAAAACGGGCTTGAACTGCAAAAGTTCAACGATAAGGAATCGACCGAATATTCGGCTGGCCCTGAGCGCGTTTATGAGCGAGTTGACTACAACGCGCACATTGACCGCCTCACGGCGCGCATAGCGTCTCTTGAACGCATGCGCATGGAGTTGATGGAGGCAGAGCGTAACAAGCCGCCTGCTGATGACGATGAGCCCCCGCAATGGGTGATTAGCGTTGTCCCGCCCAAGGTGAAGTGATGGGGCGAATCATCCAGTCACAGATGACTGAGCCGCAAGCTCGGTTCTTCGCGCTCGACGCCAAATATCCCGCGTTCGTCGGCGGGTTTGGTGTTGGAAAGTCTGAAACGATGGCGAACTGCGCGATTCGTGATGCGATGCAATCCAGTTCGTCACTTATCGCCCTGTATGAGCCGACTTACGACCTTGTGCGCCTGATCATGGCCCCGCGCATGGAAGAAAAGTTGTCTGAAATGGGCGTTCGGTACAAGTACAACAAAACCGAAAACATCATTTACACGTCGTCACCCGGCATTGGCGATTTCATTTTGCGGACGCTGGAAAACCCCGCTCGGATTATCGGGTATGAAGCGTACCGCTCGCACGTTGACGAAATCGACACGCTGAAGAAGGCGCAAGCCTATCTGGCGTGGCGAAAGATCATCGCTCGTAATCGCCAGAAGTTGAAGGATAAGCGCGGGAATCAGCTTCCAGGCACGTTCAACCGTGTGAGCGCATACACCACGCCTGAAGGCTTCAACTTCGTCTATGAGACGTGGAAGAAATCGCCTAAAGCTGGATACGTGATGATCCAGGCCCCCACGTGGTCTAACCCGTGGTTGCCGGATGACTATGTTGACAACCTGCGCGACAGCTACCCGCCGCAGTTGATCGAGGCGTACCTAGCTGGCGAGTTTGTGAACCTGACGCAAGGAACGGTGTATCTCTGCTTCAACCGTACCGAGTCCGTAAAGCCTTGCCCGTATAACCCTGCTCTGCCTTTGCATATCGGGATGGACTTCAACGTCAACCCTATGTCGGCGTCTGTTCATCAAGAGCAGCCAAACGGCGAGATTTGGTGCGTTGGCGAGTTTGCCGAAATGACCAGCAACACGCACGACCTAGCCGACAAGATCATTGCGCGCTACGGCAAAGAGTCATTCGACCCGATGAAGCCAGACCTGTCGCACATAACGATATATCCAGACCCGGCCGGGACTCAGCAGAAAACTAGCGCGCAAGGGAAAACTGATATTTCGATCCTTCGAGAGAAGGGTTTCAACGTCATCCATATGAATGCGCATCCGCTCATTCGTGATCGTATCAACTACGTGAACGGCTGGTTGTTAAACGGCCATCGAGTGAGGCGTTATTTCGTTGACCCGTCATGCGAGAACGTAATCGAGTGCTTCGAACAACTCGTGTATGACCCGGCCACGGGCCAGCCAGATAAAAAATCAAACGTCGATCACATGCCCGATTCGGTTGGTTACTACCTCTGGACGAAACACGTGTGGATTCCAGCGCAACGCATTCAAACCGGACACATGAGCCGATAACTGGATCGATCCTATGACGCGCAAACACATCACATCGTGCCAAGTATTCCCGGTCGGCAAGTATGAGCGAGCCGACATCGAAGAAGCGATTCAGGAGGCATTCGACAACACCGTCCGCGAAGGCATCGTAATGACGCGCCTACCCGATGGTGGCCTGATCGCATCGCATCAAAAACCATATGTCCCGTACTAGGAGGCCGCTATCTGGCTCACGCTCAAAGCAACGCGCACGAAGGATAACGACCTACCTCAACGCGCGTTCGACATCACTTGTCTGAACACAGTATTAGACGGCACGTTATACGACAACCTGCCGAATTCATTTCATACCGAGAAAAACGAGGCTGAAGAATATGTCAAGCTGAGGGATCGTCGGCCATCTGTTCGCTATGCTCTATGCCGAGCAGTCGTAGACGATTCAGTCGGATTGCTCTTTAGTGAAGAACACTTTCCAAGCGCGAAAGTTGAAAATCCCGACACGGTTGCGAGTCTTGCGGCAATCGTTAAAGATTGCTCGCTTAACGAGGTAATGATCGATGCCGCTACACGCGGTTCGGTTGGTTCAGTCGCCATTCAAATGCGAGTCCTGAATAGTCGGCTTTTCTTCAAGGTTCTGCCGACGCAGTTCCTTACGCCGACATGGCAAGACGACGCCCCCGATACGCTGACACTGGTAACGGAGAAATACAAGACAAAGGGCAAAGCGCTATTCGACTTGGACTATCCGATCAGCCCGGATGACTTCGCCGCTGATTTCTGGTTTCAGCGGACATGGGATAGCAACGCTGAGAACTGGTTCGACCCGTGGCCCGTTATCCCCAAGAAACTGGACTACGTTCCGGTGATCGATGCGAAGCGCAGCAAGTCGCACACGCTCGGCTTCGTCCCTATCGTGTGGATCAAGAATCTGCCCGGAGGCGATGACATCGACGGCGCATGCACGTTCAAGCTCGCCATCGACACGAACATCGAGATTGACTATCTGCTTAGCCAGGGCGGGCGGTCGCTGAAATACAACCTCGACCCAACGATGATGATTAAAGAGCCAACTATGGGCGCTGGCGGGACGTTGGTGAAGGGAGGCGGTAACGCAATCGTGGTTGGGCCGGATGGCGACGCCAAGATGCTGGAAATGACTGGAGGCTCTATCGATGCCCTTCTCGAATTCGTGCGCCTTGCTCGGCAAGTCGGGCTCGAGTCGATCCACGGCAACAAGGCGGACGCAGACAAGATCGCCGCGGCACAATCCGGCCGCGCTATGGAACTGATGAACCAGGCGCTTATCTGGCTCGCTGACAAGCTGCGCATCAGCTACGGTGAAAAGGGCTTGCTCTCGCTCTACAAGATGATTGCGAAGGCATCCCAAAAAACCGGCCTGAAGGATTCCAACGGAAAGGACATCGCGCCCATTTCGACGGATGAGCCGTTGGCGCTCAAGTGGCCTAATTGGTACGCGCCAACGTTCACCGACAAAACGAACGAGGCTAGCACCCTGTCGTCGCTCACCACGAGCGGAATTCTCTCGAAGGAAACCGCAACGGAATCCATCGCTGACCAATACGACATCGAAGACGTTCCCGCCGAACTGGCGAAGATCGCAATCGAGCAGAAAGCCGCAGCAGACGCAGCGGTTGCCCTCGCAGTAGCAACCAAGCCCGTCCCGGATTCAACCGGCGACTAACACCGCGCACGATGCGCAACACCGAACGGCCCGCTAGATGCGGGCTTTATTCATTTCTATAGGATCGGGCTGAAGCCCATACCAACTATGCGCATTTCTTCCTTACTCGCTCACCTTCTCGGCTTCTCCCTCGCTCGCTCGTATGTCGATGACCCGGACGCTGGCGGCGGTGGCGATGCAGCCGCCGCTGCTGCTGCCGCTGCTCGTGCAGCGAACCCGCCCCGTGAATCGTTCTCGCGTGAGTACGTATCTGAAATCCGCGAAGAGGCCAAGTCATGGCGCGTCAAGTTCCAAGAGCGTGATGTGGCGCTCAAGGAAGCGAGCGAAAAACTCACCGTTGCCGAGAAGGCCGCTCAAGAGGCTGGCACGAAAGCTGAACAGGCGGCAAATGAGCGCGTGATGCGTGCCGAACTGAAGGCCGTCGCACTCAAACATGGCGTGGTCGATATGGACCTGTTGAAGCTTATGGACCTTTCGGCGGTCAAGTTGCTGGAAAACGGCGACATCGAAGGGGCTGACGCTCTGTTCGAAGCCGCGAAGAAATCGAAGCCGCATTTCTTCGGAGCGGTATCGACAAGTTCGACCGCCAAGACTCCGCCAGTTGGCGACCCAAAGGTTACGGATGCGCGCAAGCAGACGCCTGAAGAATACGCCGCCTCGAAGGCCGCATATCTGAAGGCGAACAAGTAACAGCCTGATCCTTCCGCAACAAATCGAGTAGTTCCCCTGTAAATAGCGGCCCGCCAATGTGCGGGCCGTTTCCATTTGAAGGCATCACAATGGGTATTCAAGCATTCCCGGCCGCGCTCGTCCCGGCTATCCAAACCGGCATGTTGGCGCGTGAATTCGAAACGGGCCTGCAATCGGTCCTGACGTATCGCGAAGTTGCAGACCGCGAAATCTTCCCGGCCGCCATCGGTGAAACGCTCACCAAGACGCGCAAGGGTTTGAAGACGCCAGTTACCACGCCGCTGGTTCCCTCGACCAATACCAATCTAGACAACGGCTTGACGCCGAGCGGATGGACAATCGAGCAATACACGCTTGCGGTCAACATGTACGGCGATACCATCGATCTGAACATGGTCACGTCGCGCGTTGCCATCGCATCGCAGTTCTTGCAGAACGCGAACACGAACGGCATCCAGGCGATGCAGTCTGTTGATCGGATCGCGCGCAACGTGATTTTCGGCGCGTACCTGTCGGGCAACACCCGCGTGCGCGTCACGCTCGGCTCTGCTGGCGCAACCGTTTCGGTGGATGACATTCGCGGCTTCCAAACCGCGTTTTCGAACGGCATTCAAGTGCCCGTTTCGTCCAGCTTCCCGCTTACCGTCACCGTTGGCTCGGATGTCTACACGCTGACCGGCGCGACCGCTGACGGCACCAACGTGTCTACGGCTTTCGGCGGTATCTCGGGAACGCTGACGTTCACCACGAACGTGACCGTGGCCGATGGAACGTTGAATCAGCCGGTGGTCGCTGCTGTCGGTTCGTCCATTTTCCGCCCGAACAACCGCGCTACCTGCGCGCAACTCGTGGCTGGCGACACAATCACCATTGCGGTCCTGTTGAACGCCGTTGCGACACTGCGTTCGAACCGCGTCCCGACGATTCGAGGTCTGTACAACGCGTATCTGGATGACCGCCAAATCATCGGCCTGTTCGCTGACCCGGAATTCCAACTGCTCTACCGTGGTCAGTACGCATCCACCGCGTACCAACAAGGCCAGGTGATGGAAATGGTCGGCATGCG